CTACACTGCGGCTGTCAGCCGCAGTGTAGTATGCAAACGGGTTATTAGACTTGGATTCATCAAACTGTAGTCCTATTTGTGATAATTGTAATATTGCTTGCCCTTTCATTTCGTCATTATAGGTATAACCTCTAACATTTCCTCTGGTTGCATATCTATCAACTAACTTCATCCACATTCTTGCTAATTCGTTTGTTGCTGTTCCGTGAGCTTTAGAAAAACATCCGTTTTCCATACCACCTTCCCAATGACTCTTTCCTATACATACTAAATTGTCATCTTCATCAAACATATAGTGTTGAAATGGAGGAAAATTAAGTTTTGTTTTTGTATCAGCTACTGTTTTAGGAGTTTTCTTACGTCCGGGCTCATCTGGAATATGATCAAATGTCATTATACGAAATACTAACTCAGTTTTTGGAATGGATCTATAATCTACTTCAAATTCTGTAATTTTAACTTTTTTATTCAATGCTTTTGCCGCATCATATGCTGTTGTAGTCATTTTCTTTGCACGATTACGTTTTGCTTCTGCTACTGTTCTAATATTAACTTTTTCAATAGCCGGAAGTATTATATCAAATTGTTCATATGCTGGGTCAACATAACTACAGAATGTACTCTTGCTTTTATGTATTTGTTTTAGCATATCTTTATTATTTAGGTAATTTACTCTTTTTGCCATATTTTTTCCTTATTATATATTCTATTATAAACTACGTACATATTTTTGTCAACTAAATACAGTATAGGAGCGCCATTATGTCAATTGATCCAATCACAGGTATAGATAATAACATTGGAAGTGAAAACAATGTTACAAAAAAACAAAGTATATCAGATTTTTTAACCAATGTAAATTTTTTCATGAGTGCATTAAGAAGTAAAAATATTTCTCCTGGTGCTGAGCCTGCTTCTGCCAATTATGCCACCGCAACTTTCAATCCTAGTAATGCACAACAAGGAGAAGACTGGAGAGTTCGTATCTCTGTACCAGATCTTGGAACCTTTAGAACAAGTCCATTGTTAGAACCTTTAGCTGTGACTGGAAATTCGGTAGTTTTTCCTTTAGTGCCTAATATTACTTTTTCCCATACTGCAAATTACGGTAGTTTACATCCTACACATAGTAATTATCCCTTTCCTACATATGAAAATAGCAGTATTGAACCTATTACTATTGCAGGAGAGTTTCCAGTTCAAACTATAGAAGATGGAAAATATTGGGTTGCCGCAATACATTTCTTTAAAAGTGTAACAAAAATGGCATTTGGGGATACTAGTAATAAAGGAGCACCACCTCCAGTAGTAAAATTAAATGGGTACGGTTCGTATGTTCTTAATAATGTGCCTGTAGTAATTACTAATTTTAATTATAGTTTAGAAAATGGAGTAGATTATATTAGAGTTCCTATAAATGTTGGACAATCTAATCAAATAGTTGAACAATATACATGGGTACCTACAACGTCAATGCTTAGTGTAACCTGTACTCCAACTTACAGCAGAGTAAAAGCGTCTGCGTTTAGTTTAGATAAATTTGTAAACGGTGATATTACTTCAGAGGGATACCTATAATGGCTGTTAGTTATTCAAAAACAAGTCCTTGGAACAATACAACAGTAGAAGCTTCAGGAGAATTAGGAGTTTTAAAAATAAGACCTATTCCAGCAGAAGATGATGATGTTTTATACACAATAGAACCGCAATATAATCATAGACCTGATTTATTAGCATTTGATTTGTACGGAACTGCAAGCTTATGGTGGGTGTTTGCTCAAAGAAATATGGATATCGTAAAAGATCCTGTTTTTGATATGGAAGCGGGTATAAAAATATTTTTACCAAAGCAAAGCAATATAAAGAGTGAACTAGGACTTTAAATGGCAGTTGAAATTAATCCTTTACACGTTTATTCAAGCTATAATTATATCTTTACATTTGCTGTACTAACAAAAGATGAAGTAAACTTTCCTGATGAAACCTATGTTGGAGACAAACCACAATTAGAAATTTTTAGAAGTGGTGGAAAAAGCGAAGCGTCGGTTTCTACTATCTTTGAAGAACAAATAGGTGGCAAACTAGAATATTTTATCGAGGATGTAGAAATACAAGCATTAGTAGTTCCTAATACTAGGACTAGATTAACAAATGCAACAAATATTTCATTCCAAGTTATAGAACCATATAGTATGGGATTATTTTTGCAAACATTGCAAATAGCGTCATTACAAGCTGGTTACACAAATTATTTACAAGCACCTTTTTTACTTACAATTGAATTTGTTGGTTTTGACGATGATGGAAAGCCTGTTACGGTTGATAAAGATGGAAAAACATTAAATTTACAAAGAAAAATTCCCATGAAACTTACAAATGCAGAGTTTAATGTAAGTGGTGGTGGAACAAGATACGATATAACAGCTATTCCGTGGAATGAACAAGCACTAGTTGATCAAATTGATAGAACTTATTCTGATATAACTGTTACTGGTAAAAATGTGGTAGAAATTTTGCAGACAGGCCCCGAAAGTTTAACAACAATAATGAATGGTAGATACGAAGAGCTTAGAGCAGAAGGTAATTTTCCAGTTTCAGACGAACTTGTTATAACTTTTCCTAATGATATAGCTACTAGTGCAAGTAGTATTGCAAAAAATAATTCAATTGATCAAGGAGCAACAGTGGCTCCGCAAAAATCAGGAAATAGGTTATTTGGTAATATTGCTAAAGGTGTAGTTGGCGGAATTATTGGAGGTGCAATAGGCGGAAATAAAAATATAGGACAGAATGCACTTGCAGGAGCAATAGGCGGAGCATTTGGAGGAGCAAACTTTGGTGCTCTGACAGGAGTTCTTGGTGCTTTTAGATCGGGAGACATAAACGGTGTATTCCAAAGTATTACAGGGTTCTTAGGTGCCCAAGCACCACAAGACTTTGATGCTTTTTTAAGTAGTGTAACTGGATTAGTTTTTAACAAAAGTAGTATTAGTGAAGGACTGACACAAATAGCTCAAAGTGCAGGTAGCGTTAATGCAATAGGTAGTGGAACTATAGCAAACAGCTATTCTGATCCAGGAAAAATACCAATGGGCAAAAGTGGACAACAATACGATAAAAATAACAAAGTTTATACACGAGGAAAAAATGTAATAGACCCTGTACAAAGGAGTTTTACATTTAATACTGATACAAAAGTTACACAAATGATAGAGGAAGTTGTTGTTACTTCTGATTGGGCAAAAGAATTAAAAACTAGACCAGCTGATGCCGATGGAATGGTAGAATGGTTTAAAATAGATGCCCAAACTTTTATAAAAGACGGAGTATCTCGCGAACAACAAGACGGAACACTAGCAAAAACATATGTATATCGAGTAGTTCCATATAAAGTACACTCTAGTGCTTTACAAAAACCAGCAGATCCAGGACTAAGTTATGAACAATTAAGGGCTAATGCTAAAAGAGAATACAATTACATATATACAGGCGCAAATAACGATATTATTAACTTTGATATTAATATTAATGCCGCTTTTTTTAAAGGTATTATGTCTGATGCTGGACAAAACAATTTACAACGCAAAGGCGGAGGATTACAGCAGAATATTGTACAAGGTGACAAAGATGCAAGCATAATCAACCAAACAGTTAACGGATTAAGTGGAACTGGGTTTGCACAACAAATATCAGTATCTAATTCTAGCTTACAAGGCAGTGGCGGCGCCGGGATAGACGATAGTAAAGTACGTATTGCTAAAATGTTTAATGATAACATTATTAATAGTTTTGTTGATTTAGTTCAATTAGATCTTGAAATACTTGGCGATCCTTATTACATCTTTGACAGCGGAATGGGAAATTTTACAGCAGGAAAACAAGACGAAAATACAACAACAAATGGTAGTATGGAATATCAGCGTGGAGAAGTTGATGTAATTGTTAATTTTAGAACTCCTATTGATTATAGAGATGATGGTAGTGTAATATTTCCAGAAGATACTATTCCAGTTGATAGTTTTAGTGGGTTGTATAGGGTAACAACATTGTCTAATGGTTTTAATAAAGGGCAGTTTACGCAAAGATTAAAATTATTAAGAAGACCAAACCAGCCAGAAGATGTAAAACAAACTGGTACAAATGATAAAACAGTAAAAATGAAAGATGCAGGCACATCTCAACAAAGTTATACACCGTATGGATAAAATAAATGAGTAATATTCCAAATAAAAATGAAGTTACTAGAGGCGCAGATACTGGACAAAAGACCGGTAATCCTGGTCCTTATATTGCAAGGGTAATAGAACATTTAGATAGTTTATATCTGGGTGGGCTACGTGTTGAATTATTAAAAACAGCAGAAGCTGGAAATATTGGTGAAACAGTTGGGCAAACAGTTGAAGTTTATTATGCAAGTCCTTTTTATGGAGTAACAAATAGTCAAAACGGACCTAGAAAAAATGACGATTATGCAAGTACACAAAAAAGTTATGGGTTTTGGGCAATACCGCCAGATCCAGGCAGTTTAGTTTTAGTAACATTTGTTGAAGGCAGTAGAGATTTTGGCTATTGGTTTGCTTGTATTCCAGAAAAGGGAATGACTTTTATGTTACCCGGAGGACAACCTGCTACAGAACAACTAAGCGGTGATATTCCAACAAATCTTAAAGGAAAAAAATTACCTGCCGGAGAGTATAACAAAGCAATAACTAAACCACAAACAAACAACGTAATAAAATATAAAAAACCTATTAACACTGAATTCGTAGATACGTTAATTGAACAAGGATTAGTTGAAGATGAAATTAGAGGAATAACAACTTCTAGTGCTCAACGAGAAACACCTAGTGCAGTAGTTGGCTTCAGTAGTCCAGGGCCTTTAGACAAAAGAGGCGGAAAACCAACAGCACCAGTAGGCTTAAAAGAATCAAAAGCAAATATTCCAGTTAGTAGGCTTGGAAGTAGTAGCATAGTAATTGATGACGGTGATGATAAGCGTATTAGAAAAGGAAACGCTAGTGAAATAGGATTTGAGTATGTAAACAAAGAAGCAAGCGAAAGCGGAGGCGATGTAACTATTCCTCATAATGAATTAATTAGATTAAGGACTAGGACAGGTGCTCAAATATTAATGCATACTAGCGAAGACTTAATTTACATCAATAATAGCAAAGGCACTTGTTGGATAGAAATGACCAGCAATGGAAAATTAGATGTATATGCAGAAGATAGCATTAGTTTTCACAGTGATGCCGATTTAAATTTTAAAGCTGAAAGAGACGTAAATATTCACGCTTCACGTAATGTTAACATAACCTCAAACGAAAGCACTTTTATGTCATCTGCAGAGAACTGGGAAGTAAAAGTTGGCATAGATGGAAAAATTACTACAGAAACTAAAATGCATATAAATGTTGGTGAAGATCTAGCTGTACAAACAGTTGGATCTCAAGATTATAAAGTAGGTAAAGATTTAAAAGTAGAATCTGCAGGATTATATGATGTAAAAGTTGGACAAGACTTAAAAGTTACAACTGAAGGTGCTCAAAACTTCAATGCCAAAACAGACGTTAAATTACAAGCCGCTGAAACAATAAATTTAAAAAGTAAAACACATCAAGAAACAGCAGACCAAATACATATGAATTCAGGAAGTAATCCGGCTAAAGAAGCTGACGAAGCTGTTGAAGCATTAGAAGCAGAAAAGGCCAAACCCTCAGCAGTACCAAAAAGGATACCAGAACATGAGCCTTGGACAGGACACGAAAGTTGGAACCCTACAGAAGTTTCAGTTGATAAAACAGAAGCAGAAAAAGTAGAAGAATAGGAGGGCAAAATGGCAGATACATGGCCAATAAGTGGCGGAGCAGTAGGCACAAAAAATAGTGCTAATAAATTTAATCCAAGAGATGCTGAACAATATCTTTCTGGTGACGAATCTATTTCTACAAAAACAAAAAGGGCATCATATCCTTTTGTACATCCTGATGATAAAATAAAAGCAAACGGAATATGGACATTCTTAACAAGACAGCAAGCTAAAGAATTCGTAAGAAGCAAAAAAAAGCCTTTTGATAATCCTGAAGGTAGACCAGAAAATGATGCAGTTGTTGTACGCATTAATTCAGCTGGAGGCAGGATTTATATTGTTTTATTACAACAGTTTGCAGATGATCCAAAGACTTGGGTAGATTATCCATTGGCAAAAATGATTAGATATAAAGACGATGCAATTAGAGATGCACAAAACGATCAATTACCTGGAACATTTCAAACAGAAGCTTTAGAAGGCTTAGATGAAATAAAACCTTTGAATAATATAGTACGCACTCCTCCAATTTTGAACACACAGACAGATATATTAAGAGGAGCAGACGGAGACCAGATTCCAAATGCTACAAATGATATATCTTTAGATCCTTATGCTGAAGAAAGATTCACAGCAAACCTTGTTGCACAACCTAACACTGTAGATGATAAAGAAAAAAATAATTTAGATAAAGATACAATTACAAAGGCAGGCCCAGCAACAGGAACAACTACTAAACAAGGATATATTATAGGTGATGCAAATGGCGGACTTAGCACAGCAATACAAGATATATTAGGTAATATAATAAATCTTACTCCTGATACATTTTTACAATCATTACCAGGAAGTTTAAGTTCAATCTTAGGGGGTACTATACAAAGTTTGTCTGGATTATTAGGCGGAGTTATGTCTAATTTATTAAGTTCTACTGCTTTGACTAGTACACTAGGAAATGTTATTGGAAGTGTATCTGGTGCTATAGGAAATGCAGTTGGTGAAGTTGCTGGTGCTCTTACTGATGTAGCAGGTACTTTGTTCACCGGATTAGGAAATGTCATTAGTGAAATACCAGGTATGGCTCCTATTGTGCAAGATTTTTCATCTGCTGTAAAAGGTCTAGGAAACACAATATCAACAGCATATAAAGGATTAGATCCTGTATTAAAAACAGTAGTAGATGCTAGTATAGCAGGCGTAGGTGCAAAGCTATTAGATAAAGCAGGGTTACCTAGTATAAATCCTAACACAGCGGCCGCTATTGCAGGAACAATAAGTTTTGTAAACAATCCAGCAAGTGGTTTTAGTGCTTTAGCAACATCATCAAGAGCAATGGATCAAAAAATATTTGAAAAAACTGGTAATTCAACATTTGGAAATTTAGCCGCAAAATCAGATTTTGCCGCTAAAGAATTTGAAAAAGTATTAACAGTAGATAATACCGGAAATTTTGTTTTAAATAATACACCAGCAAAACTTATAGATGAGGTAAGATCTGTTTCAAATGGTGCGTTAGGTGATGTAATACCAAATGATGTAATTAGAGCATTTACAGGAACAATTTTTTCAAATGAAAGAATAAAAAACATAAATGGCAAAACTTATGTTGTACCCCGATAAAGAAAAATAAATACAATATGTCTGCAAATGAAAAACAACTTTATAAAAATATATCTGTAAGTGCTGGAAGTAAGCAAGAAAATCCTATAACTTCAAAAAAATATAGGGGTATAAGCACAGTTGATCAAACAACTGGAAATTTTACAAAATATGATTTACAACTTATAAAACAAGATATAATAAATTATTTTCATATAAGACAAGGCGAAAAATTAGAAAATCCTACTTTTGGAACAATTATCTGGGACGTATTATTTGAACCACTTACGGATTCATTGCAAGAAGCAATTATTAAAAATGTAACAGATATAATTAATTATGATCCTAGAGTCGGTGTTAACAAAGTTACCATTGAAGCATTTGAAAACGGAATTCAAATTGAATGTGACTTAACTTATTTGCCTTACAATATTTCGGAACGTATGCGGTTAACGTTTGATCAAAATTCAGGCCTTATTTAATATGCGTACTTTATTTTTCAGCTAAATATTATATAAATCGAGGAACGAAGAATGGCTAGTACAGAGCGTCAAAACAGACTTCTTTTGGCAGAAGATTGGAAAAAAGTTTATCAAAGTTTTAAGTATGCGGATTTCCAAAGTTACGACTTTGATAATCTAAGACGCACTATGATAAACTATATTCGACAAAATTATCCAGAAGATTTTAATGACTACATTGAGAGTAGTGAATATATAGCATTAATAGATCTTATTGCTTTTTTAGGACAAAACCTTGCATTCAGATCAGACTTAAATGCTAGAGAGAATTATTTAGAAACAGCAGAACGTAGAGAAAGTGTACTCCGTTTGGCTAGATTAGTAAGTTACAATTCCAAAAGAAATCAACCTGCAAACGGACTTTTAAAAATAGAAAGTATATC